ATGTATCACTTGGATATATTCATCAACTAAAGAAAAACACCAAGAATATAATCTAGTTTCCAATATATGTGTAGTGTTAAATCTTTTTAATATTTCTGAATCCATCCAACTCTGTAATCGTTTTTTGAATACATATTTTCCATAAGTATTTTCATAATCATTTACAGTAAATTTTTCCATCAATTCACATCTACCGCCCAACTTATACATTCTACCTGACATTTTAGAAAAATCATATTTTGTTTTTAAATGAGTCATAGCATTTAACAAAAGATAATTTTCACCAACACTTTTTAACATACGAGAATTTATTTCTTTCGCTTGTTCATCTTTACTATAATCTAAAAATATATCAACTTTTGAATTGATAACATCCAATTTTTCTTGCTTTATTGGAAAAACTGAACTATCAATAAAAACAAGCAGTGCTCCAGGAACTCTATTTCGTACACTATCAAATGTCTTTAGTGTCTGTTGATATCTTTGTTCATGGTCTATTACACCGAACAAAGGTTGCATACATGATGTGACTATGAATATGTTTGATATTTCCATTATTTTACTACCTTTTCATATTCCGATCTTGGATAGAATCTCCAAGTCAATGTTGTTTCTGGAGGCATCGCGGGAGAAGATAATATATTATAAAAATTATTATTATACGAATTTGCAATCCACATTTCCGGCTTGTTTCTATTTGAATCGAACGTGCTTAAAGGTGTCGTAGTTCTCATAATATCCCACCAGTAATTATCAACTATTGATGGTAGTGTTTTAATATAAGAAGATTTTGACCACCAGAAATTACCTGAGTAATGTGGAACAGGCCATGAGCAGAAATTTACGCCAGCACAATCATGATTTTCCAAATTATCTGTGCAAATTTTCCATTGTTCCACACAGCCCCATTCTAAAAACTTTCTCCAGAGATATGTGTTCACAAATGGTTGATAAATCTTTTCTTCTTTCATTCTCCATGGTGAAGTGATAGCTTTTGAGTGTATGTACAAAAAGTATGCATCTTCTCTATGTGCATGTTCCTCTAATCTCTTTAATGTCTGTACTTCATCCAAAACATTATTCGTTGAGTAATTAATATCACTTGCACGTTGAAATGATAGATCTTCTTTAGTACCATCTTTATTTAAGACATATTTACCTAAAATTTCAACTTTGTTAAATGAATTACAAATTCCATGGAACATTTCTATCTGTTCTTTTGTACCTATACACACAACATACATTTTTTCAATTTCTTCATAAAGACCAGAATTTATTACGGTAAAAATTTGATCTAGAAAAAGAAAATACCAAGAACCTGTGTCTTCAGGTAAATATATGTGATAATAAATGTATTTCTTCATAATAAATTAATCTTTATACCAATACCAAACATCAACATCAGTAGTCAGTATTTGTTTATTAACACTTGCTGCAAATTCTCGTACTGCTCGATTAACATCTGGAATCATATTAAAATCATGACCAGAAAAAATACCACCAGATTTAACTTTAGAATAGTAGTTTAAACAATCTTCTTTGACACCATCATATGTGTGAATGCCATCAACAAAAATGAAATCTAAACTTCCATCTTCAAAATCGGAAACACATTCAGATGAAAGTTTTTTGTGTAAAGTAAATCTGTCCATGTAAGGGCCCATTCTGTTCATCGCAAAATTATATACATGACTTCTTTCTTGTACGATTGTTCCATTCCAATCTTTATATTCACAATATGGATCAATAGAATGTAAATACAAATCGGGTAATGATGCAACTAAAAATTCTGTTGTGACTGCTTCATCGCAACCAATTTCAACACCAACAATGCTACCTTTATTGGCCAAAAGTTCAACTAATCCATATCCTGGACACTTAAAATTACCCATTTCATTACTCCTTTAAATTATTTCCACGTAAATTGCTTATATTCAGTTGGATAGTGATTTTTATAGAGATGCACTATTGAATATTTTTCTTTATCTAAAACATTTAGATCGAAATTTTTGTTTATAGGTTTAATTTCAAAAATTTCTTTATTGATAGTAAATTCTTTTCCACACATAAAATAAACAATAGTCATAAAGCAATCATACCAACCAATTGTAGGGTATTTCTCTTGTATTTGATCGAAAACTTGATCAAATAATTTAACTATACCAAAATAATTTTCAACGAATGTGCTAACTTTATATATTGTCCCACCTCCAGCACCATAATATGGATGAGAAGGATATTTACCAGAAACATCTTTACAAAATTTCAATAAACCTTCAGGTACATAATTTGTTGTATCGTGCGCGTATATTTCATATTCATCTTTTATTTCAACAGGCTTCAAAAGTGCTATATCATCTTCTGCCCACATAATATGAGTTTCTTTTGTCAATAAGCAAGCAATATAAAATCTTCTTAGCCATTCCATAACTGCTTCTTTCTTATAACCATGAGGCATAAGTGATGGTCCCAGATTATTTGGATAATATAAGAAATGTGTGTTGTATTTTCTACTGAGTTCACAATGATTTGGTCCAGCATCAGAAGAAACAATAAATGTACTATCTGGATAAAAACTTCTTATATTCTTTATTACTTCTTCAGATGCTTTTTCATAAAAAGCAGGAAGAAAAAAACCTAAACTAGCCATAATTAAAACCTTTCTATTGTATTAATAATATGATTTAATTCATCATCAGACAACCACCATCCATTTGGAATACAAACTTGTGTTTCATCGAAACTTGTTACTCCAGGAAGTTCTCCTTCTTTATACTTAATTGTGCAATCATATAGATCATTTCTATAATGAACTGGACTTGATGCTATTTCATTATCTTTGAGATAATTAATAAATTCTTGTTTTCTTCCATTCAATACATGCATACTGAATAACCAAAATGATGTTGTATCATCAAATTCTGGAGTAATAACATCGATATTTTTAATATTATCAATAAGATATTTTGAATTTTCTCTTTGCTTTAAAACAGATGCATTTGCTTCATTAATATTACACAATCCAATCATTGCATTTATATCATTCATATGATATTTGAATCCAGCTTGTTTAATATTTTGTGTGCATCTAAAAGATTCATTCTTTGTTCTATCTAGACCAAACCAACGCAGAAGTCTTGCTTCTTTTTCTTTTTCCTTGTTTGGACAAATCAATATACCACCATCACCACTTGTCAAAAATTTAATTGCTTGTAAACTATAACAAATGTAATCTCCACGAACAATATCTTTTGTTGTGAACGTGTCCCATGTATGAGCAGCATCTTCAATGACTGGAACACCAAAAGTTTTTAATGTTGTAAAATCACAAATTTTACCTGCCCAGTTAACAGCAACTATTGCTTTAGTTTTTGGTGTAACAAGTTTTCTCGCAGATTCTGGATCCATTAATCCTGTAATTGGATCAATATCAGCCCATCGAATTACTGCGTGTCTATGAATTATTCCTACTTGTGATGCAAAACAAGTTTGTGGAGTAGCAATAACTTCATCTCCAGGACCAACTCCACACAAATGTAATGCTAAATCAATAGCAGTTGTGCATGAATTTAAAGTGACGGGTCGCGTTTTTGTTCGTAATTGTTTGTGCAATTCATCTTCGAATTCTTCAACTTTTGGACCTTGACCTATGAAACCAGATAACAAAACATTACCAACTTGATCTGGCGCAAAAGGTGACATTCTCACTTTAAATAACTGAATCATAATTATACTCCATTTTTATAAGTTTTCCATCATCACCTATGGCTTTAAATCCTAATTTATTATAAACAGAAAATGCAACTGTATTAGTTTTTAATACTTCTAATTTTATTGGCAGATTGAATTTTTTAGAATTTTTCACTAGATAATCAAATAAAATATAACCGTAACCTTTTCCTCTTTCACTTGAAGTGATACCACCGGTTAGAAGAATCGAATCATTTTCTATTCTTATATATCCATATCCTATGGAAGAAACTGCAACGCCAAATAAGACAGAATTAAACAAAAATAATTCATTATTTTCTTTGTTTAAATTTTTATACCACTGCTGTTGTTGCTCTTCGGAGATTTCATTAGTATTTCTAGTCATGAAATTTCTACATTCATTTCTAATCACTCTAAGTTGCTCAACATCATATTCATTTTGTACTTTTGTTAGTACAAGATTGCACTCACACATCATATAAAATCCTTTTACGCTGAATATGTAAAATATTTAGTTTCGTCTTTTTGCCCATACTTTTCGCTAACGTATTTTTTCCATTCGGGCACTCTATCATATTGATGAACAATAACGAAAGGTTTTCCATCATAAGTTTTAACAATACCATCTTCAAATATCGGTTCTTTTTCTGTTAGAAAAGGTCTAAAACTTTCAATCTTAGATGGATCAACAGTAGTGCCAGCTTGCATCGCCCATCCAGAACTTTGTTTCAAAAACAAGGTAATATCTTTATATGGTTGTGTTTGTAGTAACACATTGTACACGGCTTGATCACAAATAGCAATAGGCCTATTAATCGCATTAATAAAAATATTAAACATTAAATCTTTAACGTATTCAGCGTCTCCGGCGATTGTTCCAACATTATAAATTTCATTGTTTTTAAATAAATTATGCACATATGGTCCATATGCTTGCATTAAATTTTCATTACCCCACGGTTCATCTTTGTATAACATGCCTTCTGAA